GTAGCTGGAGTCTGAACCACTGTATCAATTTCGATACTACCGGCTTTTATATAGATATATGATGCAGTACCTAGCTTGTGTACGCAATACCTGATTGAACCAGCGAATAAAGTAGATTCAGAGCTGCCTAAATATGAGTTTTGAAGTGTGTTTGTAGCATCACAGTAGTAAATTAAGTTGTTTTCTACGGTAAAAGGCAAGGTATTATCAGCAACCGCTTTGATTGTTACCACCGCGGCTGACGTCAAATCTATGCTCTTTAAGGCTGTACCTTCATAGAAAAAGAGTAGATTCTTGTAATAAACTGGGTAAGCTGTAGCGCTTGCGCCTGTATATATAAGCGTAGAAGCTGTTTTATTGGCTGTATAGCTAACTATTGTGTTACCTGTGCATTTATACAGCGTTGTAGCGTCTTTTATGCAATATATTTTTGGCAAGCTAGATGCTAAAGGTACAGTTTCCGCAAAGTCTGTAGAATAGTCTGGAAGTGTAATAGTTTCCGGCGGCGGATAGTAGGTAATTTGTATATCTGCAATGGTTGAAGTTGTACCTGTTACTATCCAAAGCTCATTGTTTCTTAATCGGTAATACGGCTCGGTTGTATTCGTATTGCGCATATTCAAAGGCAAGCGTGACATAGGATACCATGAACCATTGAACAGATATGATACCGTTCTAAGCTTGTAAAAGTCTGTAGGCAATGGCAAAAGGTAATTATAAGGCATTGTGCTAGTGTAGCCTGTCACGTTTGTATAAAGCTTTTCCAATAGGTAAAAGTCGTCATTGCTTTCTGATAACTTATTGTAAACTAGTTTATATGCTTCATTGATAGAGTTCTTTTCATCATTGTAACTTATTGCTTTGGAGCTTTGTAGATCGGCTAGCGACCTTGCTCTTGAAATAATTTCACTTGCTAACATTGTATCACCTCTTTAATATAGTATACACGAATATAAAAAGTATACAAAAAAAGGGAGTCTTACGACCCCCTAGAGTTAATCTGTTTAAGACTAGCTTACAAAGTTAATAACTGCACAATGTCCAGCAGCTCTTAAAACCCAGTTACCATACATATTCAAGGATACCTGCATTGCGGGTCCACTCTGTGTATTAGCTCCTGGCTGTTCAGTAATGTAATCATCAAGTAGGAACTTGTATTGCATTTCTGGAGCTGATACGCCGTTTACGTTCTGAATACCAACGTCATTGCCGGCGATACCGTCATTCATTGGCGTGTCTACGTTAGATAAACAAGCGAACTCAATCTGATCTTCGTCGATAATGTAAGCAGTAAAGCGAGGGCAGAAAGGATCGTCTACTACTTTATCCACCCATGAGGTTGCAAAAGCGTAAGACATATCTTTGATACCACGGCTTACTTCATTTCTTGACTTAGCAGCTGAACCGGTGTTCGACTGTGCAAAGTAAGTAGTCTGTGCGTTTACTTCAGATATTACTTTGTTGTAGTCAAGTGAATTGATAATAAGAAGCTTAGGATCACCGCCAGCTGTGCGAACGGCTTCTACTGCACGTACGATACAGTCAACGTATTTTTCACTTGCACCAGTGTCACGGATAATAAAATTACCTGCTAAACGGTCTGGAGCTACTGAACGATCTACGCCAAAGAAGCTGGTTGCGATGTATGAATCCCAAGTTGCGCTTGTACGATTAGCGATAGTTGGTAACCATGCGCCTAAACCTACTGGAAGCAATGGAGTGTTAGTTGCACGGCAACCATAAATCTCTACCCAGTCTGTAGCGCCCCAAGTTTCGATTGCGGTTGAAGTGAATGTTACAACTGTGCCGCTGATTGCGGTTACGGTATTTACTGAAGTTCTTACTGAAGAGACTGGAGTCGCTCCGTTAGTTACAACAAACTTAGAACCAATGTCAAGTTTTACAACTAATGACTTGTCTGCAAAGTCTACTACATCGCCAGTAGTACCACCGGTTGTGTAAACAACTGCATGACCAATTTCGCCAAATCCTGAACCGTAGAGAGCTGAAGCAAAGAGCTTTCTGAAAGCGTCGGTTGCTGCATACATCTTTACAACAGCCATAGGCACGAATGCGCCACGGATATTCTGTGAAGCTAAGATTTCTTGCTGTGTGATATTGAACACAGAGAAAAGAGTACCGGGAGTCACAGAGAACTCTGCTACCTTTGCTGTGCCATTTGCTGCAGTTGCGGCTGCTACTGTCATGTCACCAGCTGCCGCGCCACCTCTACCGTATAGAGCTGGGAATACGTAAGCCTTACCACCGATACGAGTTTTCTTAAACATCTTTGCCGCTGGAGAGCTTCTAAAAAGAAGGCTCTCAATTTCGGCGTCGGTATAATAGTTCTTAAAAATACCTAATACGCCACTGTCTGCTGTTACTGCCATAAATTACCCCTTACTAAAATATTGAACGCCCATTATTGCGTTCTTTCATTTTCTTTGTTTTCTCTATCATTTCGGCGATTTTATCAGGCTCACCTTTTGCAGCTACTACTTCTGCTACCGGCTCGCTTTTCTCTTCTTCTCCGATCTGAATACCTTTTACGTTCTTTACACGTTCAAGTAATTTTGAGTGAATGTCTTTGATTGTTGAATCTGCTTTTTCGTCTGAATAGTCTTCACCATGTTTTAATTCGTCGACTATGTCATAAAGCTTTTCCATCAAATCGCCGTCTTCACCGCTCAAGTCTTTCCATGCTGGAGCTAAAGGCTCGAACATTGAACCGTACTTCCCCTTGAGTTCGCTAATTCCATTACAGCGCATATTGGTATCGTAAAGTCCTTTTACTCCGCCGATAATATCGTCCATAACGATTTTTTCAAGCTGTGCAAGGCGTTCAAGCATTTCATCTTGTCGACTAGCTACAAGCTCAAGCGCTTCTACTATAGGCTTCAAGAACTCTGCATCGTCTCCGATATCAGAATGACCGCTGGTCTGTTCATGCTGCTCTAGCGCTTTCTTTAGTTCCATGACCTCTTCAGGACTTAAAGAACTTAAATCCATATCATTACCCCTCTATAATATAGTATACACCTAGACAATAGGCGTTTGAATCATCGGATCAACTGGCGCTGCCATAGGATCAACTGGCACTTCTGGCATAGGGGGCGGCGGCGGATTGTTTGTCAATTCCACATCATCTATTTTACCTTTTACAATGCCCAGTAGTTTTACTAAATGCTGAATTATGTCTACGCTTTCGTCGTTTGCATCTAAACGGTTAATGTAATACACAATAAGATTATAAAGCTGTTCTAGGTTTACGCTCTCGTAGAAGTCGTATACATCTTGCTCTATAGCCCGTTCAATAATGCGCTCGCAAACATCTAGTGAAGCCGTTTCTACGCTGTATGCGCGCTCTAGGTCTGGTATGTCCATAAGTGAAGCCATGACCGCTTCATCTTTTATGAATCCCATGCTCTTCATTTTCTCTATTTGCTCCATCTTTACTTTAGGGTCTTTAGATAAAGCGCTTGAAGCGCCAAACTGCATAGAGTAGTTTTTAGCTTCTTTTTTTATCTGCCCCCATGTAATAGCAGCCGTACCGATCTTGTTTGGTAGTATGTTTTCATTCTCTGGGAATACCTCAATACATACCTTTGCAACGTCCATGAGGAAAGCTATGTAGTTTTGAAGCATTGTGTTATGTCTTTCACTTTCAACATCTTCTAGTGTGTCCAAAGCTACGCCAGAATTGATTCCGCCGGGTTTCTTTGACTGTGCCGAAAGCATCGATATACCTAGAATGTTATAAGCCTTTTCCTCATAGAACTTTAACAGCTCGATATATTGCGGACTGATAGCAGCTGGCGTAGATATAGTTATCGGGCTAGCGCCTAAGTTCTTGTATGAATACACGTTGCCTATCTCGTTGCTAATCATAGACGCTTTGATATCTTGACCGTCTGGAATAAATATAGTGTTCGCCGGATTAAGCACCGCGGCTGTATGTATTCTATGAGAGAGCATATCAATTTCAGTTTGTAAAGTATAAACATCGTCGACCATTGATGTAGAGAATCCGCCTTTAACTGGCGGGTTATGGTAGATAGTAGCAACCGGCGCAATATCGTAGGATATATCGTCTGTCTTTATGCATATACCGTTTAGGAACGTATAGCGCTTCTTTTCGGTTAAATGATAATAAACCTCATACGTGACCTTTGCGCTCATGTTTTTATTCAAATCTGCTTGTAGGTCTGGAAACTTCTTTATAGCATCTGCAAAGTAAATGAGCGGATATTGTTTAATCTGTATTAAGCAGCGGCTTAACTTGCCATTCTGATATTCCGCCCGATCGTAGAAGTATTCCCATGGTTTAAGGCGTATAACGTCTTTAGTGTTATCTCTTGCCCATAGATGCCCGCATTCAAAGATTGCTGCATCTTTAGCAGCGTCCACGGCTTTGTGGTATATTTTCTGTTCATTGTAAAACTCATCAAAGTACACTTGTGCTACTCTACAAATCTTACGTGTCTTAAACGTGCCATTAACCGCGTTAAAGAAAGGTCTTACCTTAGTCTGTGAGAGCTTAGATATGTATGTATCAATAGCGCTCTTGACGATGTTAATTACTGGCATTACGCCGGTGTTTTCGTCTCCAAACTGATAATAAGACAAAGGGTTGCCATAAGGGTTTCTGATATCCTCTGAACGTCTACCGTTATTTGTTACGCGGTTAAAGTTGCGCCGGTACTTGTTGTCACGTACTGATAGGTTTGCAAGTAAGCCGTTTGCGTCTCTACGTATATCGTCAATAGTTGCCATGGTTACCCCTAGAATAGTTCATTTCTGTATGGATCATCTTGCATCTTGTCTGCTTTGTGAATGTCCATCTTTGTGCCGTCTTTGAACGTCAAAGTGATTTCTACGCCGTTTGCAGCTGAATTGATTAAATCCCTAATGATAGGGTAGGAAAGCTCTTGACCTACTAAGGCGTTGTATTGTTTCTGGCGTTCCTCTTGTAAGCGAACTTCAGCTACTACCTTGTTGTATAGCGCTAAACGTTTCTTTAACGTGTTAAACATTCTTACCCTCTCTTTAATATAGTATACCTAAAGTAGCGCTTTCTGCTCGTTGTACTTCCAAATCCATCGTAAACTATAAATAATCGCATCGCTCAAGTCTGGGTGGAAGTTATCGCCATCTATTTTACGTGTCAATTCGTCTTTGTCATTGCGCTTCCATATAGTCTTAAACGATTCGTCTTCAAATAGTGAACCACGTTTGATCTTGAGATATCCCTTGCGTACTTCCTCTTGCAATAGCTCTATAGCTAAATCTTTGTCATATTTGTATGCGTTTGTAGTAGGTAAGTTGTATTGTGTCCTGAACTCTTGCGATATCTTTTGCTCGTTGGTATCACAGAAAATATAAAAGTTCTTGTCAATATCCGGCTTGAGTTCTGCAAATACGTTGGCTGTGTTTTGTTGAATATTAAACAGCGGGCTATTAAGTACAGCGTCCATGCGTTCCTTAATCGCTTGATACAGCTCTGTTATGCCTGTACGGTTGCGCTTATACTCATGTATGATAAACTTTTCCGGTCTGCTACTTGAATAACAGATAATTACAAAAGCATCGTTGTCTGAATATCCATAGTCTAAACCAGCCGTAAACTTTATATCTGCTACCGGTTGGCTCTCTACCCATTGCTTAAACTCAACATCTGTATAGTAGTTTGAATCGTTTAGTCTCCATACCATAGCGTCAACATCGTAAACGCATAAGCCTAAGTACTCACGCTGGAAGAGCGGGCTATCGTCTGTCAAGCCTTTGTCTAGTTTGATCTGATCTAAAACCTTTTGATAGTCTGGTATAAAGGGATTGTGTGAAAGATTCCAGTTTAGCTTAAGCGCGCCCTTGTCATCATTCCAAAGCGCTTCCCAGTACGTGCCTTTTACCCTTGCGCCTGTACCTGAAAGAATAAGCTGACCTTGTGTGTCTATAAGCGTAGGCTCTATGATGTCGTTTACTAAGTAGGGTAAAGCCTGTTGACTCTGGACTTCATCAATGATAACTAAATCCCATGAAGCGCCCCTAAACTTCTCGCGGTCTGTTGTACTATTGTTACCCTTGAGAACTATGCTTGAGCCGTTGCCTAGAAGTATTTGCCCATCGTTTTTATTAGCGTTCTCTATATCCCAGCCTAAAGATTCCAGTAGCTCTACAATCGGACGCCAGTAAAGCTTCATACAAGTTTCTTGAGTGAGAGCTATAATCAATACGTTTTTATCCGGCTCTACTGTTATATCTACGGCTTTCAGTATGTTTAACTCTGTCTTTCCAGCTCTACGCCCAGCCATAGCGTATATCTTGCGCTGCTTGCTTACAAGTATCTTTTGCTGGATATCATGACCACGTTTGAATATTCGATAGTGTTGAAAGTCAGCATTTTCGCGTATGTCTTTGTTTAGGCTCTTGTCTATCTGATCTAGTATGTTATCCTGGAAGAGCTTGTCAGCTAAAAGCTTACTAGCCCACGTACCTTCCAGAGCCGATTCTATGAACGCTTGCTTATAAGCAGTAAGGAACGGTATAGCGTTTTGACCCTTACCGATCTTTTCATTCATCATTTCAATAAATACGCTTTGCACTTGAGTCTTTAGGCTTGCGCCTTTTGGTCTACCGTTGGGATTTCTTACTTCCCCTTTCTGTGCCGGCTTTAAGTTTTCTGCTCCCTTTGGGTTCATGTTAATTCTGCCTTATTTCTTCTGACACATCGGCTATCATATCCCAGCATAACTTAATCGCTATGCCCTTGTATACTTTCTTTAGTATTAAGCCCTTGTCTACAAGCATATTGATTATAGTCACTAGCGTGCCGTTGTTTATATTGCAGTTCTTTGCAACCGATCTTTTGTCAATGTAAAAGAATCCTTCTGGGTCTGTCTCCATGAGTGGCAATTGCTTTATAAAGTTTAGCATAACAAAAGCAGCCGTTCCGCCTATGTTCTTTGCCATGTTAGTGACCGCTTCAATCTTGTTCTTATTCTCTTCTTGATATACCTTAGACTCTTTGACGATGGTTTCCATCTCTTCTTTAGTGAAAAGCTTAGACGCCCATGCTTCAGCAAGTACGCTCTCAAGTATCTCTTTGTGATCTAAGCTCTGTATGATTCTAAGTTCCCATGTTTTGCGCTCATCTAGCATTTTCTACCTCTTTTACCCATTCGTCTATAAGCACAGCTAATACTTCAGCGTGCTTTAGCTCATTGTCTTTGCAGATATGTATAAACTTCTCTCTAAGCTCTTGCTCAATCTTAAATGATAGGACTTCTTTCATGGCTTCCTCACGTGTAGAATGTCATAAACATACTTTAGCTTTACAGCTCTATCATATAGCCAGCGCTTCCCTGTAAGCTTCTCTATCTTGAGTATTGCAGATTTGTAAGAACGTGCTTTGTAAAGTGTGTATACGATATAGTCACCGTTGGCGTGATCTGTAAGTATGTCTTTTAGATAGTCTCTAGGGTTTTCTTTCTCTTCTGTATGATATTCTATACACTCATGAGCCTTAGTCATGCAAATAGTATTTTGCTCATACTTTCTTGAGTGACGCCCTCTAGGTCTACCCCAAAGAGCGGTTTTAACTGAATACATATTGACGGGATAGTATTTATTGATAGGTTTCTCTGGTTTTAGTAGGTACTCTTCATAGAAAATAATAGTTGCATCGTATACTACGCGCTTGAACTCGCAAGGGTTTAACTTTACTTTATTATTTTGTGATAGCAAATACCGTAGGTTATAATCAGCAATCTCTGTAACTGCCTTAAACAATGCTTTTTGATTGTTTGTCTCTCTTGCTTCTTTGGCTACGGTATCATACTCCATACGGTACTATATATATTTTAAGTAGTTTTGTCAAGTAGTATACTTTTTTATATAAAAAAAGCGCCCTATAACAACGTTACAAGGCGGCTCATTGGTCTCCACTCTTTCCGCACAAGCGTCATAGGTTTCAACAGCAAATAATACTAGGTCTAGTCTATCACTATTCCTTTCAATTCGTCAAGCTGTTTCTGCAAGTGTTTTGTATAAATGTTTTGGATTTCAATCGTATTCGCTTGCTGCATGATTATAACGTCTTTCTGATCTACTTCATTGAGAAGCATGGTATAAAGCCCGCGTAGTTCCTCTAGGCTTACCTTGTCTAGTCCGCCGTCATGGTAGATCCTGTCAATCTTTACCGTCACCATGTCTTTGTAAATCTCACTTGTTTTCATCTTGCTCCCCTTTTTTAAGTAGCGTTATCTTTGCGCCTTTAGTCTTTAGTCCTCTGTGCATTGCACTTGTCACCCTATCGTAGCTTACGCCTATAATATCGGCGGCTTCTTTTACGCTTTTACAAATAACTTCTTTACCATCGTCAAACGTTACTTTGCATGGCTTGTACCGATATGGTCTAGGTACTACTTCAATTTTTTTCTTTTCTTCTCTGTAAACTGATACGCTTAAACCGTTTACCTGCTTACCTTTGTTTATTGCCCAGTACACAATATGGTTATCAACGCCTAAAGCTTCAGCACATGCTGCCTTACTTTTGTAAATAATGGTTTCACCTTGAGCATCTACCGTTACCACTTTTATTGGAGCGGTGTTTGCTCTTTCCGGTACTGCCCGATTTTTACCGGTGTATGAGATAGTAAAGCCTTTATACACTTCTTCTCTGCCTATTACGCTTTTAACCATCTGACAGTTAATGCCTAGCTCACGTGCTAACTCTGACATAGAATAATATTCTTTCTCTTTACCTTCTGCATCTATTGTTTTAACGCCGACAGTCTTACCCTTAAAAATACTTTTCGCTTCATTGCTTGTTTTGCATTCTGCAAGCTTGCGTAGCTCATGGGTAATAATATGCGGCATACTAGGGTTATATTTCATCTTTTAACCCTCTTTACATCAATGTTAGGGCTTACAACGTTGTTTCCGATGTTATAGCAATAGCAATAAGCTAAAAGTGAGCCGTGGTTACCTTTACGAATATGGTCATCTATCAAAGTTGCGTTTAAGCGTATAGTTCGTCTTTTACTTGATTTCATGTAACTTTCCCTTCCAGTAGGTTAATTTTTCGTCTAGCTCTGTACGTGTCCATTTACTACAGTGCGTCGACCGTATGTTTAGTAAGTTCATAGTGTCAAAGCCATATTGATTATACATAAAATCCGCATATTCCGCTTCATGACCTAAATGATGCTTATAGTGGCACTTTGCGCACATGGCGTGCGCGTTTAGTTCATCCCATCTTACAGCCGGTCTAGCTTTCTTACCCCAGTAATGCGAGCATTGTAGGCTTTCTGTGCTTCCACAAATTACGCAAGCGCCGTCTCTAAGTCGTATGTACTCATTGAAAGCTTTATCTATCTTGTCACGTATTTGTGAGATAGTTTGCGCTTTCTTTTTTTTAGGCTTTGCTATCATAGACTATTCCTTATCTCTAGGGTAGAGTTTATTAAGCATTTCAGATTCTTGACAATTGCAGAGTTTACCTACAAAATCATAATTAGAATCGCCAATACTGCTTTTGTCAAAATATAACCAACACCAACCTATTGGAGATATATAATTAGCTCTTTGTTCTGCTATAATTGCATAATCTATACTCATACGCTTTCACCTTTACGAATAAAATCTTCTGCAATACTTAAGTTTTCTACTTGCTCAAGCTTCTTTACTTGCTCATGGATTATAGCGTCCATCTTTATCGCGGTGTTTATGTCGCTCTGGTACTCTTCAACAAACAGCCTGAAATGTTCGCTTATAACACTAGGGCAGTAAGTGTTTATAGCTTTTGAAATAATATCGGCACGTTGATTCTGTATTGTTGTCATTTTGCATCTACCATATCGACTACACTTTCCCATAAATCAGTAAATTGTTTAATAAACTCTTTAGCTTCTTCTTTGTTTAAGAATCCGCTTGTCATAGTAGCATTACCACTTTTCATGGTAATTTCTATATACTTTCCGCCGCTTATAAATCTTACTTCTAATTCCATCACTTTACCCCCAAATATGCTTTTACTTTTTCATACTGTTCAAGGCTTCCACATTCTACTTGGTCGGTTTTACCGTTTACCATGTATTTAATGCAGAACCATGTATAGCCTAGTTCGTCGGTAGCTTCAAACGTTCGTAATACGATAACATCTTTACGGATAGGCATTAACGCATTTGTAAACAGCAAGCCTGCAATAGCTAATACTAGCACTAGCATTGTAAACTGATAGCGTGTCATTTTATCACCCCAGTTATTTTTCTAAACATCTCTAGCTCTTTCTCAAGCTCTTTTAGCGCTCGCTCTGTCTGTAGATTTATAAAGCCTTGTACTATACCCAAAAGGCAGACAACGGCAACAACCATAATCAATGCGTCTGTTACTGTAAACCAGTAGTTAAAAATCATATTACCTTCTTGTAAACGTATAAAACGCCGTTTACATCGCATAATAAACCATAACCAGCGCGCCATACGTCCATTTGTGCTTGAGCGTGTTGCATGTGTATATTGTCTTTGCCAAATCCTGCAATAAAACATCTTGATAATAAAGCCGCATCCCAAGCCGCATCACTAGCCGCAGCCCAAGCCGCATCACTAGCCCAAGCCGCATCACTAGCCGCATCACTAGCCGCATCACTAGCCGCATCCCTAGCCGCAGCCCTAGCCGCATCCCTAGCCGCATCCCTAGCCGCATCCCTAGCCGCATCCCTAGCCGCATCCCTAGCCGCATC